ATGGATACTGTGATCATTGAGACTGTTGTGAGCGTTGTTGCGAACCTTGCCGTCACCCTGATCGGTGTGCTTGGTGCATGGCTTCTGATGCAGATCAGCAAGAGCCAGAAGCTGTCTACCATCAATACGGCGGTGAATGAACTGACAGGCGCAGCGGAGCAGACAGTCCTTGAGCTTCAGCAGACCGTTGTGGACGACCTCAAGGCCGCCAGTGCGGACGGGAAGCTGACGAAGGATGAGATCGAGATGCTGGGTAAGAAGCTGATCGAAGGCGCTCTTTCCAAGATGTCCGGATCTGCGATGGATATACTGAAGGCAGCCAATGTGGACGTCAACGCCATCATTACCGGCGCGGGCGAGGCACTGATCGCACAGATGAAGGCTGGGGAGTAGCATCCCCGCCTTCCGGGAAACGGAGGGAGAAGCATATGACAAACAATAAGACCTATACCGTCGTAAAGGACGGGGAAACACTGAAGGAACTGAAAACCCTGGCGGCGGCCAAGAAGCTGGCAGATGCTGAGAGCGCGGAGGTGCTCTGCGATGGCGAGTGTGTCTACCAGGGCGCTGTGAGCGGTGTCGAGGATACTGTCGAGACAGTGCCGGATACTGTGGAGGAGACTGTTACCGAGGCTCCTGCGCCTGCGCCCGAGCATTACAGGCTGACATCCAAGATGAACATCCGCAAGGCTCCGTCTCTGGATGCCGAGAAAGCCGGCATCGCGCAAAAGGGCACAGTGGTGGAAGTCGCCGCAATCAAGGACGACTGGATACATCTCACAGACGGCACATTCATCTTGTATGATGCTGGGAAATTCGCCGTGAAGTGCTGACGATCTGCCCGATTGTATCTCCCTCTATTTGTACAGATTATGCACCGAAATCCGCGATAAATAACTTGCTATATTTGCCCTTCAGAGTGATCGGACATGAAAGGGCGTTTTTTCACAGTCAGGTATGAAACCGGCGTATCCTGTGGTACTCTGTAGCTGCGGGATAAGGTCGATATACATCTGGGTCATCGAACTCGTGAGTGATCGTGGCTGGATGTGCTTTGGAGCACAGTAACATGTTGCCCTCGTGCTCTGATGAGCAGAGGAATAGCACGAGTAATATAATTCACTTCACCGAAGTACATCAATCCCGCAATACTATCAAAGGGAGGCGGCGCAATGCGAAATCTGTTGGAGGTATGCTGCGGGCTTGACGTGCACAAGGAAGTTCTTGTCGCATGTATGCTTAAGGGTGGCATAGACGAGGAACCGGAGCCAGTCATTAAGGAATTTCCGACACTCCTTTATGGTCTGGACGAATTCAAAAAATGGGTGATGGAAAATGATTGTCATGATGTGGCCATGGAAAGCACAGGCGTATATTGGTTTCCGATCTACAACGTGCTGGAGTCCATTTTTTATGAAGATGGTCAGGTAAATATCATCGTTGCCAATCCCCACCACATGAAAAATGTGCCAGGCAAGAAAACGGATATTAAGGATGCCCATTGGATCGCAACACTCTTGCGCGCGGGACTACTTGCTCCAAGCTACATCCCTCCCAAAGAAATCAGGGAGCTACGGGATTGGACAAGATACCGCGACATCCTGATCAAAGAACTGGTCGGTCATAAAAATCGTATTGAAAAGCATTTGCAGCAGTGCGGTTTTAAGCTTTCGACGATTTTGTCGGATATATTTGGTATGTCGGGTTTTGAGCTGATCAAAAAGCTGTGTGACAAAGGAAAGCTGACCCAATTGGATGTGGAAGAATGTCTCCATGGAACCCTCAGAGCAAAATCCGCAGAAGTTCAGCAGGCTGTTGCCGGTCAGCTTTCAGCCCATGACAAGGTGTTTCTGACAAATCTGGTAAAAATCATGGAGAATTGCCAGAAGGAAATCGAAGAAGTGGAACGGCACATTGAGGGTGGCGCGCGTCAGTACGAGCCGACCTTGCAATTGCTGGAAACGGTTCCTTCGATACAACGCCGTGCAAGTACAATCATCGTTTCAGAATTGGGTGTTGACCTCACTATGTTTCCTACAGCTGGTCATTTGTGTAAATGGGCGGGACTGTGCCCCGGCGACAACGAGAGCGCCGGAAAGAAAAAATCCACCAGAATCACAAAGGGTAATCCGCGGATTAAGAGCGTCATGGTGCAATGCGCTTGGGCAGCTACGCGATGTAAGAATTTCTTCCTTCGAGATTGGTTTTACCGATTACGTGCTCGGCGCGGAACGAAAAAAGCGCTGATTGCAGTCGCACGCAAGCTTCTGGCAATTGTGTGGCATATCCTTACCACAGGAGAAATCTACGAAGAAACACGATATGAGGAGACCAAGAAAAATCAAGAAGAGAGACGCAAGCAGAAGCTAAAAGCCGAAGCCACTAAACTTGGATTTAAGCTGATCCCTGCCTGAATCTCTCAGCCATCATCATACTCCGGCGGTCATAGTTTGACAAGAGCTATGGCTTGGTTTTGTGCGTCTTTTCTCCGTTATTATCTTGACTTTGTCCCCGAGTAGAGCGTATATAGACATGCCTTAAGAGAGGTTGGTTTCGTAATATATATGTACACAACAAAAGCAAGGAGGGCAAAAACCATGACGAGATTTGAAAGAGAGTTAAGCGGAGAGCTTGGAGCCTACTGGAAAGCCAGCGCCGAGAAGGAGATCAGGAAGATGGAAGAACGCCAGTTGGGCGGCGAGATCTTCTTCGGAGCCGATGGGGTGGTACGCTGGACGAGCAACAACCGCGTGATGCCGAAAGACTGCCGGGAGATCCTCAGCCGCACGGCTTACAGAGACCTTTTTGACGAGGACGCAAGCAGGGCGGCAGAGGAAGCCGAGACCGCCGCATTCCTTGAGAGCTACCGCAAAAGCTACAAGGAGCCAAGCGAAGAAGAGAAGACCGAGATGAGAGCGGCCTTCGGATCCGGCAGCACGGTGGTCAACGTCATCACGGGAGAGCGGATCAGGCTTTGAGCCTGACTGCGGGAGATACGCCATGGACAGAGTAACGACCATCTGCTACGGGCAGAAACAGGAGTGGGAAGACCGCTGGGAGGCAGTTGACTTCTTCAAGGAAGGCGTCATGGCCTGCGACGGCGCGGAGAGGGAACGCTACACGAATATTCTGCTGAAGCTCCTCGCGGGGGAGACGGAATGCTCGGATAGCTGAGAACAGAACAGAAGACCAGGAGCATCGACCTTGACCGGCCGGTGCTTTTTTCATGCCTGCGGGCAGGGAGGAGACCACTTTGGTCACTGTAATCATTGAAGAAATGGGACGGGGCAATTTCTCGTTCCTGATCCTCATCGTAGGGCTTCTTCAGCTTTTCGTCATGCTGAGGAAGCGGTAAATCCACAGAGAATTGTGGACCCCGGAAACGGGAGAAGGGAGAAATCTATGGGATATACGAACAGCGGACTGGTAGCCTATAAGAAACTGAGCCCGAACCACTCCGGCCAGAGGACGCACAGCATCGACCGCATCACGCCTCACTGTGTGGTCGGTCAGTGCAGCGCCGAGGGACTCGGAGACTGGTTCGCGAAGAGTTCCACGCAGGCAAGCTCGAACTACGGCATCGACAAGGATGGCCGTGTGGGGCTGTATGTGGAGGAGAAGAACCGCTCCTGGTGCAGCTCCAGTAACGCGAATGACCAGAGGGCAGTCACCATCGAGTGCGCTTCCGACACCACGGAGCCGTATGCTTTCCGCGATGCGGTGTATAAGAAGCTGATCACCCTCTGTGTGGATATCTGCAAGAGGAACGGAAAGAAGAAGCTGATCTGGTTTGGTGACAAGGACAAGACCCTGAACTACAGCCCGAAGTCGGATGAGATGGTGCTGACGGTCCATCGCTGGTTTGCCAACAAAAGCTGCCCCGGCAACTGGATGTATGCCAGAATGGGCGACCTTGCTTCCAAAGTCACAGCGCAGCTCGGCGGCAGTTCTTCCGGGAGCACGGCTGCGCCGACTACATCTGGCGGCACGAACACAAAGTTCCCGGCTGTACCTTTCCTTGTGACCGTCATCATCGATGACCTCAACATCCGCACCGAGGGCTCCATGAGCGGCAAGGTGGTCGGACAGACCGGAAAGGGCGTTTTCACCATCACCAAGGTGAAGAACGGCTGGGGTAAACTGAAATCGGGTGCAGGCTGGATCTATCTGGAGAATGCCTCTTACTGCACTATCGGAAAGGCGGCTTCTGAGTCCGGAAAAAAGGTGTCGCCCCAAGAAGACAAAAAAGAAGAAGTCAAAGAAGAAAAAGTGACCGGCCTGCAGGCGAAGGAACTGAAGAACCTGTCGGAAGCGGATGTCATTAAGAAGGTCGGCCCTCTGTTCACTGCTGATCAGAAGAAGACCGGGATTCTTGCTTCCGTAACGGCAGCGCAGTTCATCCTGGAGTCCGGCTATGGAAAGTCGGAGCTGGCGCAGAATGCCAATAACTGCTTTGGCATGAAGAAGTCTCTTTCCGGGAACACATGGGCAGGCTCGTCCTGGGACGGCAAGAGCATCTACACCAAGAAGACCGGGGAGCAGAATCCGGACGGCTCCTATGTGACCCTCACAGCGGATTTCAGGAAGTATCCGTGTGTGGAGGATTCCATTGCCGATCACTCCGCCTACCTGCTCGGAGCCATGAACGGGAGCAAGCAGAGGTATTCCGGACTGAAGGGCTGCATGGACTATAAGAAGGCGGCGCAGATCATCAAGGACGGCGGCTATGCCACAAGCCTCACCTATGTAAGCAAGCTCTGTGAGATCATCGAGAGGTGGAACCTGACCCAGTACGATGTGAAGGCAGCGGCAACTACTACGGAGCAGAAGACGGAAGAGAAGGTCGTACTCAGCAGCACTCACAGCAAGTATATCAACTCCACCGGGACACACTATATCTCCAACAGTGGTTCCGATGAGAATGGAGCTTATAGAGGCGGACGGGCAGGAGACCAGAACGGAAAGGAGTGGCAGATGCGCTCCTGGTACAACCGTCCGTGGCTGGTAGTGCTCCGTTATCCGGATCAGAAGGTCGCTCTGAAACTTGCCCAGCTTGCCATCGACGCGGCGCTGAATGATAAGATCGGCTACGACCAGGGGCAGAACAGGACTTACCTTGCGCAGCTGAAAGCTGTCGGCTGGGAGCCTTCAAAGATCACCTCTGCCTGTGAAGCGGACTGCTCCGCGGGTGTGTGCGCCAACGTGATGGCAGCGGGATATCTGCTTGGCATCAAGGCGCTGAAGGAGCATACCGGCACCTATACCGGCAACATGCGCTCCGCACTCACCAAGGCCGGCTTCAAAGCCCTGACTGAAAGCAAGTATCTGACCTCCGGAGATTACCTCTTGCCTGGGGACATTCTGCTCAATGATAATCACCACACGGCGACCAACGTGACCATCGGCTCCAAGGCGAAGAAGGACTGGAATCCCGGAACTTCGGAGCTTGCGGAGCTCACAAAGTATTACCGTGTGCGGAAGTCCTGGGAGGATAAGACTTCCCAGATCGGGGCATATACTGTCCTGGACAACGCGATCCTCGCTGTGGATGCCAATCCCGGCTACGTTGCCTTCGATGATGATGGCAGGCAGGTGTATCCGAAGAAGGATCAGGAGAAGGAGCCGAAAAAGTCATCCTTCACGAAGTACCCGCTGACCGATTCTCAGCTTAAGAAGATCGCCCGCCTCTGCCAGCAGGAGCAGGGTACGGTCGCCGGGGCGAAGGCGGAAGCCAGTCTCATGGCCAATCAGCTGGAGACCAATGCCTCTCGCCGCAAGAAGTACGGCACCGGGGCAGACGGCCTGTATAACTGGGTCCGTAACGGCGGATGGTTTGCCAAAGCTGCCCACTGGATGGACAACGGCAGTGTGACCGACGCCATCCTTGCCGGAGTCAAGGATGTGCTGGTGAACGGAAACCGGACGCTCCCTCTCTATGTGGATGAGCATGACTGCTTCTCCGACATCCAGTCCATCAGCACGGGCAGTGTGAAGGACAGGAAAGCCTATGTGCAGGGTAAGACCGTGGTGAAGAACAAGTACGGCTCCACCTGGACGTTCTGGTGCTTCCCGGACAGCACGTCCGATCCGTTCGGATATACCGCAGCGGCATATAAGGCGGCGATAGGGGGAGAGCAGAAGGAACCGGATAAGTCCTCGAAGTTTCCTTACCTCGTCCGCATCTCTATCTCTGACCTGAACTACCGGAAAGGCCCCGGAACTTCCCATGCTTCCTACGGCTATATCGAACCCGGTGTGTACACCATCGTTGGCGAGCAGGACGGCTGGGGGCTTCTGAAAGCCTATGCGGAAAAGCGTAACGGCTGGGTGAAGCTGTCCTATACGGAAAAGGTATGATCTTTTCCTTACCATCCTGTGCCTGTAAAAGTCACACATCGTATTGAAATCTTCACGATGGACGGCTATAATGGACGCAGCACAGGATGGAGGAATGGGGAATGAATAAGAAAACAGCGACCTTCAACATGCGGATGGAGCCGGAAAAGAAGCAGCGGATGGATGAGTTCTTTACGGAGCTTGGCTTATCCCTCGCCTACGGTGTGAACATCTTCTTTGAGAAGTGCATCATCGAAGGGGGACTTCCATTTGACCTTAAGCTGACCGGGGAGAAGAAGCATACGGTGATCGACTCCGATGTTCCGAAGACGGCGCAGTTTTCCATGAAGATCGATCCGTATAAGAAAAGCCAGGTCGAATATATCTTCAAGGAACTGGGCATGACGCCATCGGAGGCGGTCAATATTTACTTCGAAAAGTGCCTCTTGGAATGGGGCATTCCTTTCCGCATCGGCTATCCAAAACCGAATGCTGAGACGCTTGCGGTCATGAAGGAAACGGCGGAGCGGGAGGCGAAGGGCATCCGTCCGGAGAAGACATTCTCCTCTGTGGAGGATCTTTTCGAAGATCTGGACGCAGACGATTAAGAAACTGAATACCAACTACTACAGGACGCGCTGAGGAGTTTTTCCCCGGTGCGTCTTTTCTTTTTTATTTTTCAAGATTTAACGGATACCGCTGCCCGAAAAAATAAGTGAAGAAGTATCCAATATAGAGTTGCTATGTACAGCACTTTACGGGAATATACGATGACCGCGAGAGAAGGCGGGAAGCCTTCTGATCCGGCCAATTTACAGAATCAGGAGGAAGCAGAATGGAAGGAAAGAAACTGCGCACGGCTGCCTACTGCCGCGTCAGCACCAACAGCGACACGCAGGACGGCTCCTTTGAAGTCCAGTGCGAATACTACGAGAAACTCATCAGGAACGATCCGGACATGGAGTTCGTCGGTGTTTACGGTGATCACGGCAAGAGCGGACGCTCCATGCGCGGACGGAAGGAACTGAACCGGCTCATCAAGGACTGCGAGGCCGGGAAGATCGATCTTGTCTTAACGAAGTCGATCAGCCGCTTTGCGAGGAACATGCTCGAATGCGTGGAAGCCATCCGCCACCTGAAAGAGTGCGGCGTAACGGTCAGGTTCGAGAAGGAGAACCTTGATACGGAGACGATGGGCGGGGAACTGATGCTCGGCATCCTTGCGACCATTGCCCAGGAGGAGAGCAACTCCATCTCCATGAACTTAAGTTGGAGCCGGCAGAAGCATGTCGAGAAAGGGCAGCCCTGGGATACGGCCAGGTACGGTTTTGTATCGGTCGGCAAGGAACACAGGTGGGAAGTGGTTGAGCATGAGGCGGAAGTCGTCCGTCAGGCTTTCTACATGGCGGGGATGTGCTACACCTACGCGGAGATCGCCGAGGAACTGACCCGAATGGAAGCGGAAGATGGGGACGGCAGGGTATGGAACAAGACCCCGGTAGTCAACCTTCTCCGCAGCGAAACCTACATCGGCAATTACCTGTCGAATAAGGAATGCCGCATCGTGGATGAGTTTGGTGTGGTAAAGAGGGTCAAGAACAGGGGTCAGGTCGACCAGATCCTCATTGAAGACCACCACCCGGCACTGGTGAGCAAGGACCTCTACAACGTGGTGCAGGAGCTTCTGGACCATCAGACCCTTGGCGGACACCGCAGGAAGTTCAGCGCCGAGGAAAAGGAGATCATGGACCACGCGATGAAGCTCGCCGCAAAGGAGGCGGAGTCATGGCGGAAGGCGGTATGAAGGTCACGAAGATCTACAATCCGGGGGAGAAGAAAGAAGGTACCGATCGGCTCCTCCGTGTGGCTGCCTACTGCCGTGTCTCATCAAAGCGAGATGAACAGCGGTCAAGTTACGAGGGGCAGATGGATGCCTACCGTGTCAGGATCGCGGCGGAGCCGGGCTGGACTTTGGCGGGGCTGTACGCAGACTACGGCTTGTCCGGCACAAGGGCGGAGAAACGGCCGCAGTTCCTCCCGATGATTCATGACTGCGAGGATGGGAAAATCGATGCGGTGATCTGTAAATCAGTCTCCCGATTTTCCCGCAACACCCTCGATGCCGTCCGCTACATCCAGATGCTCCGGGGGATGGGAATCCGGCTCATCTTCGAGAAGGAGAACATCGATACCGAAGGCGAGTATTCCGCCATGCTGCTGACTGTCCTTGCCGCCTTTGCCCAGGAAGAGAGCCACTCCCATTCCGAGAACGTGAAGTGGGGCAAGCGAAAGAGGGCGATGGCCGGTAATGCTCCGCTGTATACGCCTTACGGTTACAGGAAGTCGGATGACGGAAAGACGATGGTCATCGTGCCGGAGGAGGCGGAGATCGTCCGCTGGATTTTCGACCAGTACGAGCATGGGATGCCGATTTCCACGATCCGTAAGGAACTACGTGAAAAGGGCGTCCCGCGCCCGATGATCGATGAGTACCGCATCGGTAACTGGGAGGAATCGAGGATCTGGGGGATGCTCAACAACGTCAAGTACATGGGCGACATCATCACCCAGAAACGGTACACGCCGGACTTCATGACCGGCAAGGAAGTGAAGAACAAAGGGGAACTTCCGCAGAATTACATCTTCGGCCATCACGAGGCGATCATCACAGAGAAGCAGTTCAACCGCTGCGGAGACATCCAGCTCATGCGAAGCACCTCGCGGATCAGGCCGGTGCAGTACCCATATTCCGATATGCTGAAATGCCCTTACTGCGGAAAGACCCTGTGGATGGCAAAGACGGACCAGGGCAGGAACCAGTTTTTCTTCTGCCAGGGTGAGGGAGCCTGCAGGGGCTTTGTGATCGACAGGCCGCTTGTGGATGAGGCTCTGCTTAAAGCGTATGCGGAACTGGATGTGAGCGGGGCAGATGATGAACTGGCCAGGAGCATCAAAGCGGAACACCCGGCTTTCGATACCGTGGATTACTGGTGGCTGGATGACCTGGTGGATCGGATTGAGTTCGGCAGACACAGCTACGCGCCGACAGAGCTTGCCGCCATGCCGGAGGAGATGAGGGAGGCGGCGGACGATTCCACGATGACCATCCGCTGGAAGTGTGGAGTCGTCCAGACCGTCCCGACCGGCATCATACGCGACTCCCAGTTCCCAAAGCACAAAGCTATCCTGTGGGATGCTTACGTCCTGCGGCATGAAGACAAGTACCCGAAACAGGCGGAGGAAGTCCGGGAGAAATGGAAAAAGGTGAAATCGCATGGCTGAGATCAGGGTCACGAAGATCTACAATCCGGAAGAGAAACAGGCGGAAGAAAAGAAGCTCCTGCGTGTGGCCGCCTACTGCCGTGTCTCGACCAAATCGGACGAGCAGCATTTGAGCTATGATACGCAGGTGGCTGTGTATTCCGAGAAGATCAGGGCGGAGCCCGGCTGGACGATGGCAGGCATTTATGCCGACCACGGGATTTCAGGTACACAGGCGGAAAGAAGGCCGCAGTTCCTTCAGATGGTGCAGGACTGTGAGGACGGGAAGATCGATGCCATCATCTGTAAGTCCGTGTCCCGCTTTTCCCGCAACACGCTGGATGCAGTGAACTACATGCGCAAGCTGCGCAGCCTCGGCATCCGGCTCATTTTCGAGAAGGAAGGCATCGACACGGACAGCGAGTATTCGGAAATGCTCCTGACCGTGCTTGCCGCCTTTGCGCAGGAAGAGAGCCATTCCCATTCTGAAAACGTCAAATGGGGCAAGCGGAAACGGCTGCAGAAGGGGCATGCCCTTCTGATCCCTGTGTACGGCTACCGGAAGAACGAGGAGGACGATACCTACGAGATCGTGCCGGAGGAAGCGGAGGCAGTGAGGCTGATTTTCGACCTTTATGAGCATGGGACCTCCGTGCCGGAGATCACCCGGACGCTGAAGGACAGGGGGTATCCGATGCCGAACGGGGAAACGAAAGTGTGGGATGAGTCCCGCATCCACTACATGATCATGAACGAGAAATATGCCGGCGATTTGCAGACGCAGAAGTTCTACAAAAAGAGCTACATGGACTACCGCTGCTACAGGAATGACGGGCTGCTTCCGGGTAAGATGCTGAAGGACCATCACGAGCCTATCGTGCCGAGAAAGCAGTTCGACCGCTGCAATGTGATCCTGGAACTGAAGAAGAAGTCCACGCCATCGCAGTATCCTTTCGGGGATTACCTGCGCTGCCCATACTGCGGCCATGTCCTCCGCCACAGGCGGCTGGAGATCCAGAATATCGACAGCCATTTCTGCTGTGAGGGGGAAGGAGCCTGCAGGGAGTTTGCGATCATGGCGATCCCGGTAAAGAAGGCGATCCTCGATGCCTGGAACAGCCTCGACCTGGCGGAGGTGGAACGGATCAGTACCATGAAGCTCCGCAGAAAGGCGGAAGAGGCAGGGAAGCTGCTGGAGGGGAAGGCGGCGCATCCCGCCTTTGATGCCGTCGATTACTGGTGGCTGGATGAGTATGTGGCTAAGATCGAGTTTGGTCAGCACAGCTACACGGCATCCGACCTGAAGCTGATGGAGCCGGAACAGGCGAAGGTGCTGGACGACCGCACGATCACCATCACTTGGCGGTGCGGGCTTATGACAGCGGTTCCTTCCGGCGTAGTCAGGGATTCCCACGATCCGAGGCATAAGGCAAAGCTGTGGGACGGCTACCTTCTCCGCTATCCGGACAGGTACCCGAAACTGGCGGAGGAAGTACGGAAGAGGCAGGCGGAATAAAGGCTTACACGGCTCTCTGGGATATGTTCTCAGGGGGCCGTTTCTTTGTTCGGAACTACCAGTTATCCGGCTGAAACAGGCCGGATTATTCTACGGATTATACGGCCAATAAGTGCTTGTATTTCTCACAATTAACTTGCTATGCACGAGGTTTTACGGGAATATAGGACAGCGCCGGGGGATAACCTACAGCGGCGCGGAAAGGAGACCATTTATGGAAGTACAGAAGATCAAGCTTGAGCCGATCAGGAAAACGATCAGGGAGCAGACCGGCAAGCTCCGTGTGGCTGCCTACTGCCGGGTTTCCACGGATACAGAGGACCAGAAGACCAGCTTTGATGGACAGGTCAAACACTACACCGGGCTGATTGAGGGGAACCCGGAATGGGAACTGGCGGGCATCTTCGCCGACGAGGGCATCACGGGTACGAGCGCAGCCAAACGGCCGGAGTTCCAGCGGATGGTGAAAGAATGCGAGGAAGGAAAAATCGACCTCATCCTGACAAAATCGATCAGCCGCTTCGCCCGAAATACCCTCGAATGCCTGACCTTTGTGCGCCACCTCAACAACCTGGGCGTCCACATCGTGTTCGAGAGCAACAACATCGATACGCGCACGGCTTTCTCGGAGATGCTCCTGACCGTCCTCGCGGCCTTTGCCCAGGAGGAGAGCCGGTCGATTTCCGAGAACACATCCTGGGGCATCCGGAAGCGGTTTGAAGACGGCGTCACGCGCTGGAGCAGGCTCTACGGCTACGAGAAGACGGCGGACGGTGAATATCAGATCGTGCCGGAGCATGCGGCGGTGGTGCAGAAGATCTTCGAGCTCTACGAACATGGGGAGAGCATCCAGAGCATCCGCAAGTACCTCGCGGCGCATGGCATCAAGAGCCCGACAGGGGAGCCGAAGTGGACCGACTCAGCGGTACACACCCTTCTGATCAACGAACGCTACACGGGGGACATCATCCTCCAGAAGTTCCTCACGGAAGACCATCTGAGCCACAAGTCCATCAAGAACGACAGTACGGAGGTTCCGAGCTACTACATCGAAAACCACCACGCCGCGATCATTCCGAGAAAGCAGTATGACCGCTGCATGAAGATCATGGGGATGCGCAGGGTAAACGGGCATCGGAAGGAACACGACACGGGAACTTGCAATCAGTATCCCCTGGGCGATAAGCTCCGCTGTCCTTACTGCGGATCGGTGCTTTACCAGAGGGCTGTGCCGGTCCAGCTGAAACACAAGAAGGGATGGGTCTGTGAGAAGGGCGATGACGCCTGCCACGGCTTCATCATCCGCTCAAACATTGTGGAGACGGCGCTGCTGGAAGCCTATAAAAAGCTGGAGGCAGGGAAGATCGCCGAGAAGGTAAACAGCCTGAGGTTTGGCGCTGATGCGAAGCTGGCGCTGGAGATCAGGAAGGCACATCCGGTGATGAAGAGCGTGGACTTCTGGTGGGTGGATGACCTTATCGACCACATCGAGTTCGGGGCGCACAGCAGGACGGACAGGGAGTACCGCAGGCTTGCGGCTCTTGGGGAGGATGTCGTGGACGACCGCACCATGAAGGTGTTCTGGAAGTGCGGCCTGATCACCACGGTCATGTCCGGTGTGGATGCCGACCGGGAACACCCGCCGATGATCGCGGAGCTTTACAACAGCTACCTTGAGCGGCAGAAGGAAGCCCAGAAGGAGAAGGAGGCGGAGACGGCATGAAATTCACAAGGATTCCAAGGAAAAGGGACCTGCACAAGAAGCGGGTCGCGGCATACTGCCGTGTGTCCACCCTGCTGGAAGAGCAGGAGGACAGCTTTGAGACGCAGGTCAGCTACTACAAATCTTTCATCGAAGCCAATGACGAGTGGGAGTTCGCAGGGATATACAGCGACGAGAAATCCGGCACGAAAGCGGAGAACAGGGCAGGATTCCAGAAGCTGATAAGGGACGCTTTGGACGGGAAGGTGGACTACATTCTTTGCAAGAGCATCAGCCGTTTCTCCCGGAACATCGTTGACTGCCAGCACTATGTGAAGCTGCTCCACGGCAACGGCGTGGACGTCAGATTCGAGAAGGAGAACCTTGACACGGCAAGCCCATCCTGTTCCATGATGCTTTCCTTCCTCTCGGCCATCGCGCAGGACGAGAGCCGCTCCATCTCCGAGAACGTCCGCTGGGCTTACCGTGAGCGGTTCAAGCGGGGTGAGTACAACCTCGGCAACAACCGTATCCTCGGCTACGACTGCGTGGATGGGAAGCTCGTGCCGAATCAGGACGCGGATGCCGTCCGCCTGATCTACACCCTCTACCTGGAAGGGAAGAACATCGAGGAGATCCGCAGGCTCCTTGCGGATTACGGTGTGAGGACGAGGAAGGGGACGCTGATCTCCCACAACGACATCCTCTACATCCTGAAAAACGAAACCTACCGGGGCGATAAACTCCTGCAGAAGCAGCCGCCTAAAGACTTTCTGACGAAGAAGCCGGACAAACGGGCACACTATGAAAGCTTCTATCTGGAAGGGGATCATGAAGCCATCGTGGAGCCTGTCATGTGGGACGCGGTACAGGAGAAACTGAAACAGAAGAAGGAAATCGAGAGTGCGGTCGGTCACAGGGGTGGTCAGCCGCACTTTCTATATGGCCTGATCTTCTGCGCCGAGTGCGGAGCGCCGATGACCAGGCGGACGCTTAGGGGATACGATGGTGCAAACTACAAGGCATGGACATGCCGGGAGCGGCACAAGGGCAGGAAGGGAAACGGCTGTACCTGCCGCACCATCCGCGAGACCGACCTTCTGGCTTCCATCTGTATCCAGATGGGCTGGGAGGCGGTTTCGGAAGAGAGGCTTGGAGAGATTGAGAGGGTGATGGTTTCGGATGACGGTGTGGAGATCGTGAGAATGGCAAAGGCATCATGAGCAGGTATCAGACAGCCCACTAAGCAACTACCGGGACACTTCGGAAGCGGCTTAGTGGGCTTTTTGCTGTTATTAGCGTCCATCATTACTTTTACATTGACGCTGATAGCGTCCAAAATATAGTAAAACGGAGCATACAGGAGAAAATGATGCCCATTATTAACAACAAACATATTGCATTATTCAGGGCTTCTTGCTATTATATTGATGTTGCATTCGATATTATATTGACGCTGATAGCAACAACATTGTCAGGAGGAATCCGTTATGAAGCATTTATCACTGAAACTCCTCTCGGAGATCGTGGTCAGCCGGAGAAAAGTGCTGAAGCTTTCCCAGGCTGAATTATCGAAGAGGGTAAATATAAACCGATCCATTTTATCCAGACTTGAAATGCAGGACTACAGCCCGTCCGTGGATCAGCTCCTTTCCATTTGTGAGGTGCTGGGCTTCAAGCCCACAGATGTCATTGTGGATGATGAGGCAGAGTCGGTAGCAGTCGAGCGGAAGAACATCGCTGTGGCCGGAACCGGCTACGTTGGCCTTTCTCTGGCTGTCCTGCTGTCCCAGCACAACGATGTGACTGCCGTGGACATCGTAGAAGCGAAGGTCGAAAAGATCAATGCCTGGAAGAGCCCGATCCAGGATGAGTACATAGAGAAATATATGGCGGAGCATGAGGAGAGAAAGCTGTCCCTCCGTGCCACCACAGATGCGGCTCCCGCATACGCATCTGCTGACTTCATCATCATCGCGGCTCCGACCAACTACGATCCGAAGACGAACTTCTTTGACTGCTCCGCTGTGGAAGCGGTGCTGGGGCTGATCAAGGAAGCGACAGCGGACAGGGAGGTCAAGCCGACCATCGTGATCAAGTCCACGATCCCGGTCGGATACACCGTCCACGTTCGGGAGAAGATGGGCATGGATAATATCATCTTCAGTCCGGAGTTCCTGCGGGAGAGTAAAGCACTTTACGACAACCTGTATCCGAGCCGGATCATCGTGGGGGCAGATGAGGCGAATATGAAAGCGGCGGAGGAGTTCGCGGCATTGTTGCAGCAGGGGGCAATCAAGACATCCATCCCTGTCCTGTTCATGGAGACCACGGAAGCCGAGGCGACCAAGCTGTTTGTGAATACCTACCTGGCACTCCGCGTCAGCTACTTCAATGAACTGGATACCTATGCCGAGGTCAAGCATCTGAAGACCGCGCCGATCATCAAGGGTGTGTGTCTCGATCCGAGAGTCGGAGATTACTACAATAACCCGTCCTTCGGATACGGCGGATACTGCCTGCCGAAGGATACGAAACAGCTTCTGGCGAACTACCAGGATGTGCCGGAGAACCTGATCGAAGCGATTGTTGAGAGTAATCGGACGAGAAAGGACTTCATCGCAGACCGTGTACTGGAGATTGCCGGGACCTACGGGAACAGCGAGTCCTACTCGGCAGATAAAGAGAGCCGCCAGAAGGAAGTTGTGGTTGGCGTTTACCGGCTTACCATGAAGTCGAACAGCGACAACTTCCGTCAGTCCTCCATCCAGGGCGTCATGAAGCGGATCAAGGCCAAAGGCGCGACCGTGGTGATCTACGAGCCGACACTGGAGGATGGAAGCACGTTCTTTGGCTTCGTTGTGGTAAACGACCTCAAGAAGTTCAAGAAGATGTGCGGATGCATCATCGCCAACCGTTATGACACGGCGCTGGATGATGTGGAAGAGAAGGTCTATACCAGAGACCTGTTCCGGAGGGATTAAATGCAGAAGATGGATTTGAACAATAAGACCATCCTGGTGACCGGCTCACCGGGATTCATCGGGGCAAACCTTGTGATCCGGCTGCTGAAGGAGATGAGCGGTGGCACAGTGGTCAGCCTTGATAACATGAACGACTACTATGATCCGGCACTGAAGGAATACCGCCTGGGCCTTGTGGAGAAGGCAGCGGAGGAGAGCCCTGTCAAGCATGTGTTCATCCGCGGCTCCATCGGCGACAAGGCACTGGTGGACGATCTCTTCCAGACCTACCGCTTTGATATCGTGGTGAATCTTGCGGCGCAGGCGGGAGTCCGTTACTCCATCGATCATCCGGATGTGTATATCGAGAGCAATATCATCGGCTTCTACAATCTGCTGGAGGCCTGCCGTCATAATCCTGTGGAGCACCTCGTCTATGCATCCAGTTCCTCGGTTTACGGCGGGAACAAGAAAGTGCCGTTCAGCACGGAGGACAAGGTGGATAACCCGGTCAGTCTTTATGCGGCGACAAAGAAGAGTGACGAGCTGCTGGCACACGCCTATTCCAAACTCTACAATATCCCGTCCACAGGACTCCGTTTCTTCACCGTTTACGGTCCTGCCGGCCGCCCGGATATGTTCTACTATTCCGCCACACAGAAGCTGGTAGCCGGGAAGACAATCCAGATCTTCAACTACGGAGATATGCGCAGGGACTTCACCTTCATCGACGATATCGTGGAAGGTGTGTATCGCGTCATGCAGGGTGCTCCGGAGAAGAAGAACGGAGAGGACGGCCTGCCGATCCCGCCTTATGCGGTGTATAATATCGGCGGCGGTCAGCCGGAGAACCTTCTGGACTACATCAGCACGCTCCAGGAGGAACTGGTCCGAGCCGGAGTTCTTCCAGCCGATTATGATTTCGAGGGACACCGGGAACTGGTCGGAATGCAGGCCGGCGATGTCCCTGTGACCTACGCTGACAGCGCCGCTTTGGAGCGGGACTACGGCTTCACGCCGAAGATCGGCATCCGCGAGGGATTGAGAGCCTTTGCCGAATGGTATGCAGAATACTACAGATAATATATCTTCCACCAGCTTTACTGACCATGACCATCTTCTGGAATCAACTGAATCTTGAAATGTACAAAACTCTGAGGTAACTTGTGGAACAAGGAACACAGGAAATGTTACAGACATACATCAGGGGAGGTTTTGTACATGGAGATGAATACAGGAATCCTGCGTGACGTTCACGCTGATGAGTACGGATTTTCGATAACGGATCTGACTGTGGCTGCGCTGATCAAGGCGTACCTCCAGACTTTGAGAGCCGAGGTTGTGCCGGAGAAACTGAACCGGATCGTCAGCTCGGAAATACGGGAACTGCGGGGCGACACGGTCAAAAGGCGAGGATTGGCAGCGGAACAGTGGAGCGAAATTGACTGTGATGCTTTTGCGACGCTGATCGATGATGCGAGAACAGCAGCCACAATCTCTGCGATGGAATGGAAGGCACAGCCGGGAGAAAAGCTGCTGGAACGGACGATTGCCTTCATGAGGGATGACCTGTTCCCGGCACTTGACGGCAAGAATTATGTCGAATCAATGCCTGTGGAAATGGCCGAGTTCATCACAGACTGCTGGCTGGCCGTGGCGTAAAATACATACGAAAAAGTATCTGCCCGTGTAGAGGACAGAAGCACCCAAGATAAAATCAAGGATGCTGCTGCCGCCTACGCGGGCAGGTTTTTTGTTATGTTGTCAGATACTAAATTCCCGGAAGAGCTCCTTCATGAACTTTAAAAGTCGAATGAGCATCTCCCGCTCGTCATGGTTACAGTCCTGTAAGATGGCGTGAAGCTCCTGTCCTACAGGGGAACTGGTACACTCTAACGCATCAACAAGGAGATCATCGGCAGAAACATCGAGCGCATTGGCTATTAGAACAAGAAGGTCAAGTGTTACTGGCTTTTTTCCCGTTTCAATGCGGCTAATGTGTTCACTGTTAACACGGACAATTTCTCCGAGATCGACCTGCGATAATCCTTTATCCAATCGCTTCTCTTTTATGTGCTTTCCTACGTCTGCATAGTTAAGGGCCATATAATTTGCACCATCCTTTCTGAGTGGCCCACAGTAGGCAACAGCATATTACCGTCAGGTTTTTTACATAGCAACGGGAATTCCAAACGATTAAGATGGTGATTTGTTTTCTGGGTGCGGGATTGGGGATCTGAGCCATTTTCTTGCGCTGATAGCGCAAATGCAGAGTTCAGTTTGCGCAACTGGGTCAAGGTGAGAACCGCGTTTCTACTGTATAATATTCTCAGAAAGACAGGGTGCGTGTTTATCGCGCCTATCAGTTCCGGGAGGGAAGGTGGCAAGAAGGTGGAGTCGAAGCTGCTGACGCTGTACAGTGACATCCAGTCAAAGCCGGTTCAGTGGCTATGGCGTCCATATATCCCCGTGGGGAAAGTCACTCTTCTCCAGGGTGATCCGAATGATGGCAAGTCCACCATGATGATGAACATCGTGGCGGAATTGTCCAGAGGTGGTGCGATGCCTGATGGAACGGCGCTCGGACGGCCACAGAAAATCATCTACCAGTGTTCTGAGGATGATGCCGCCGATACCATCAAACCAAGACTGGAAGCCTACGGCGCTGACTGCCGTAACATTGCCTTCATCAACGAGGAAATCTATGGCGGCCTGACCATCGACGATGAGCGGCTGAGGGAAGCAATAGAGTATTTCCGGCCGCGTCTCCTGATTATCGATCCCATACAGGCTTATGTTGAGAACGACTCCGACCTTATGAGTGCGTCCAAAGCACGGAGGCTAATGAGGCGGACCGGAATATGGGCATCCAAATATGAATGCGCCATTGTGGTTATCGGGCACATGAACAAGAGCGGCGGGCAGAAGAATTTATACCGGGGACTTGGCAGCATTGACCTGGTAGCTTCCGCGAGAAGCGTCCTGCAGGTGGAACGGTCGAAGCATGATGAAGCGATCAGAATCGTCCGCCATGTGAAAAGCAGTTCTGCACCGAAGGGACCTGACTTCTCATTTGAGATCAGGCCGGAGACTGGTTTCCGCTGGCTTGAGATGGGGACCAATGAGCAGGGCACGGATGCCGAGCCTGTTCCTGATCTTCCCAAGAACAAGCATGAACTGGCTGCCATCCTGATAACAAAGGCATTAGAAGATGGACCTGTGGAGTCCACAGAGATCAAAAAGCTGATGGCTGAATATCGGATCGGCGAGAAAACCATGAATGATGCAAAGGTTGCCTTGGGTATCAAGCCGTTCAGGAAGATGCGGAAGTGGTACTGGGTAAAGCCGGAAAATGAAACAAAGGAAGTGAGCCACGAATGATCGCCAGTGAGAAGAACGCGGTTGACAGCAAAGAGAAAATTGCCGAACGGTATAAGGGCGTGGACCCTTCCAGGCTGATCGTCATACCGGCAAAGGTTACGGCGGAAGCCAACCTGGAGGAACGGCCGCTGAAGGTCGCGGCGTATGTTCGTGTGTCCACGGAGAATGATGAGCAGAAGTCTTCCTACGAATTGCAGGTCAATGATTTCACGGAGAGGATCAAGAGCAACCCTCACTGGGAGTTCGCGGGAATATACAGCGACGAGGGTATCTCAGGTACGGAGCTGACTCATCGGAAGGGTATGCTCCAGATGATCGAGGATGCCAAGGCGGGAAAGATTGACCTGATTTTGGCAAAATCGATAGCGAGGTTTGCCAGGAACGTCGTTGACTGTTTATCTGTTATCGATGAATTGAGGAAGAATAATGTGGGCGTCCGCTTTGACGAGGGCGGGCTTTATACCCTGGATACAACAGGAGCCATGGTGCTTACCATCCTCGCTACCGTAGCGGAGGAGGAGTCCAGGTCTAAATCCTTCATCATGAACTGGTCCGTGGAGCGGCGCTTTGCAAAGGGCATCTTCTTGACACCCGCGCTGCTTGGCTACGACAAGGATGAGGACGGGCATCTGATCATCAATGAGGATGAGGCGGAAACCGTGAAGGTGATTTTCTACCTGTTCCTCAATGGATGGTCGCATACGGAGATTGCTGACCTTCTTACCAAGTATGGCAGGAAGACCAAACTTGGTAACGAGGTATGGAATCCGACTTCAATCGCCGGGATCATAGAGAACGAGCGGCATTGCGGTTATGTGCTGGCGCACAAGACCTACACACCGAACTTCAAGGATCACAAGTCTGTGAAGAATGAGGGGCAGCGCACCCAGTATATTGATCCCGAAAACCATGACCCCATCGTCACGAAAGAAGTCTATGACGCGGCGAACAAGCTGCAGTCGTCCAGGGCGTATGCATCCAAGAGCCGTCCGCTCCCTGTCCTGAGCGTGATCGATGGCGGCATCCTTTCCGGCTTTGTTCCGATAGACAAGAACTGGTCGGGCTTCTCCACGGAGGAATACCAGAAGGCGTGTGAGAGCGTGGAGATCTCGGAGGTAAAAGTGACTGCCAAGGGACCGCAGCTTTTCATGGGCGGTTACAAGGTAGTCCGGGCAGACTATTTTCCATCACGGGAACAATTGACTATGACGATAGAAAACGGCAAGCTGCGGTTCAGTACAGCCTGCCTTAAACAGTTTGAAGATGTGGAATATGTGGAGCTTCTGCTGAACACGGTCACGAATACCATCGCCATCCGTCCGTGCGATGAGAGCAACCCGAACGCCATCCACTGGGGAAGGCTCCAGGAGGAACGCTGGGTGGTCAGCACGATGGGATGCCGTGGCCTGTCCAAGACGCTCTTCGATCTCATGAGCTGGGAGGACGAGGGCAAGTACCGGTTCCGGGGACAGTACATAAACCAGGAAGATCAGAAACTCCTGATTTTCGAGCTGGACGAGCCTGTGGTTACAAAGATGGTGGAGCAGGTCATTGTGCCGGAGAAGCCGGATGAGGCAGAGGAGACAGATGAAGAGGCCACAGCGGAGGAAATCGTCATCAAGGAAACGGTGCGTGTGTATCCGTCAGCCTGGACATCCTCATTCGGAGTGCCGGTCAGCAGTTATGACCACGCATCAGTTCTGGTGCAGCAGCATTATGCCGGCGACTGGGATGTACTGCGCCCGGCCACAGAACTGGAAGAGATGAATACCTTCACTGCCGATAAACTGGCGGCCCTGATGAAGGAAGCAGAAACGATTATGGAAGGGTGGAAGAAGACAGCATGAATGAGGATCAGATCAATGAGATCAACGAGAATATAAATCAGGATCAGGATTCTTCCGCCAGAGAAGCGCGTCGGCAAGAACTGATGGGAATGTTCAATCCTGACAGAATGAAGGTTATTCGTAAGGAGTTGTTCCCAAGTCCGCGAGATCCGTCTGTCACTTTCCGGGATGGGAATATCTCATTCAATGCTGCCTGCATCAGGGAACTGGAGGGTGTGGTCTGGGTCAAGCTGATGTTTGACGAGGAGACCGGACTTTTCTCCGTGTCCGGCTGCGACCAGAATGACAAGCATGCTCTGCGTTGGTGCGTAGCGAAGCAGGATAAGCGCAAGAGCCGCAGGATGCGCTGCCCTGATTTCACGGATTCAATATATGAGCACTTTGGCTGGGATAAGAAGTGCCGTTATAAAATGCTGGGATATCTGATCCCATACGATGGTAAACTCTACTTTGTCTTTGATCTCAATGTACCGCAGATATTTAATGAGAAGCCGAAGAAGGGTGAGGAGCCTGTGGACGAGAATGGCGAGGTCGTTAAGGTCGATACCAGAAAAGGCTATTACTCGGATGATATCGCTAATACCTTCGGTGTGCCGATGGAGCAGTACAAGAAGGAGACCGAGGTCAAAGAGATGGACGGCTTTGTGGAGATTGCGATGCTGACGGGCGTGCGGGAAAAGACCAGGGAAGCAGATCCGCAATTACAGTCGGATGCATCCACATCACCTGATCCGGTACAACCGGAGCCCACACGCGACCAGTAA